GACCGCTTTGATCGGTCTGTGCATGTTCGGCAACGCAACGAAGAGTGGCGGCGAATCATCGTGGGCCAAGACGAAGGGTACACCAACCCGGCGGCACTTCTGGTTGTGGGCGAAGATGGCGACGGTCGATTGCACATCATCGAGGAGTTCTACAAGTCGCAGATGCTTGAAGTGGATGTGATCGCAACCGCCAAGGACATCGCCAGCCGGTACAAGATCGAGTCTTTCGTGCTTGATCCGTCAGCCGCCAAACTGAAGGCTGCGATGCACCAGTCCAACCTCGATGTGGCATCGGCTGACAACACGGTATTTCCGGGCATCCAGAAGGTGCAGCAGCGTCTTGCCCGTGCTGGCGACGGTCAGCCGCGCTTGACGGTTGACCCGAAGTGCGAGAACACCATCCGGGAGTTCGAGTCGTACGAGTGGCTTGGTGGCTCAAGTGGCTACAAGGATGCACCGAAGAAGGAGATGGATCACGCGATGGATGCGTTGCGATATGCCGTGGTTCATTTCGATGGCAGCCGTGTCGAGCCACGGGTGCGCGTAGCGGATAAGACCGCAACTGGTGACAGGTTTGCCAACGATGAACGAATGTGGAGATCGCTCTAATGCTTGAAGGTTTCAAATCCGCTCTTGGGTTCAAGGCGAAGCAAGACCGCCTTGACTACGTCCGATCCACCATCAAGCCCGAAGCCACATATGGCATGACCAAGTCAACGCAAGAGCAGGCTGCTGCTCTGCGTCTGATGACGGGCTACGTCTACGCAGCTGTGATGATGAACGCTCGCAGCATCGCCGCGCAGCCCTTGCGCCTGTATGCGTCTGTTGAGGCACGCGGCACGAAGCAGTTCCCAACCAAGTCGGTGAGCAAGAGCGTGCAGCGGTATCTCAAGGGCGACGGCTCTATGCGTCCCGCGAAGTCTGCCATGCTTGGATCAAACACCGGCGGTGACGTTGTTGAAATCTATGACCACCCGATCCTTGACCTGCTGAACAAGGTGTCACCGTTCTACGACGGCTACAACTTCAACATCCTTCGCAAGACGTTCTTGCAGGTGACTGGCAACGAGTATCTGCACCCTATCATGGGGCCAATGGGCTACCCGGTTGAAATCTGGGTGATGCCGTCACAGTACGTCAAGATCAAGCCAACCCGTGACGAGCGACTGATCGAAGGCTACGAATACGGGCAGCAACCGAACAACGCATTCTTTGAACCTGACGAAGTGCTGCACAATCGCGTGCCTGACCCGAACGATCCGCTGTACGGTCGTGGCTGGGTTGCTGCTGCGTCCGACGCGGCTGGCTTGTTGCAGTCAATGGACGGGTACGAGAAGCACCTATTCCAGAATCAAGCCCGACCCGACTGGGGCATCTTCCTCAAAGAGACGCTGAACGAAACGCAGTGGAACCGCATGATTGCGTATCTCGATCAGAACCTTCGAGGCAACCACAACAGCGGTCGGCCTTACATCTTCGAGGGTGGATCAGACGCACGCCCGTTGCAATTCAGCCCTCGTGACTTGTCATTCAGCGAAGGCGAGAACCGCAAGGTCGAAGTGATCGCTGCCGTGTCTGGCGTGCCTGTAACCTTGCTCAAGGCCAACGATCCGAACCTTGCATCTGCACAGGTTGGCTTTGCGTCGTACATGCGTGACACCATCCACCCGTACTTGGTAGCTGACGCTGAGTTCTTGAATCAGTCGTTGCTGCCATTGTTCGGTGGACTGGCTGACGGTCTGTTCTTGGCCTACGACAACCCGGTGCAAGAAGACGAGCAACTCATCTCTGGAATCATGCAATCGCAGGTTGCTGCTGGTATTCGCACGATCAACGAAGCCCGCTCAGAACTCGGCCTTGATCCGGCGGAAGATGGCGACGAACTGCGAGTCAATGGCATTCCGCTCGACGTTCTTGGTCAGCCAGCCTTGCCACCGTTGGGTGCTTTGGCATACGGCAACGAAGAAGAAGAGAACCAAAAGGCAACACGCAGCGAAGTTCGCGTTGGCTCATGGGTGGAGTGGAGAACTGAGAAGGGAAAGTATCTAGGCAAGATCCGACGCTTCAAAGAATCCGGCAGTGAGCCGGGTACGGTTGGCGACGGTGAAGCCACAGCCGAAGACCCGATTGCCTTTGTGCAGGTTTACATTCGCAACGAGGACGGCACATTCACACCGTCTGACCGTGACGCACCCGTGCAAGTCTCACGATTGACACCAACCGACGAGCCAGAAGTTACCAAGGGCATCAAGGCCGTCAGTGAGCAAGTACGTGAGACGCTCAAAGAAAAGGCCGAAGAACACAACGAAGAAGTGGGCGATGCCAAGAGCAAGCGAACCACAACCCGCACGTTGATTGCTGTCTTCGAGCGTGGGATTGGTGCTTACCGTCAGAACCCATCGTCAGTGCGACCAACCGTGGCGGGTGCTGAGCAATGGGCATACGCTCGCGTCAACGGATTCTTGCACGCACTCAAGACTGGCAAGTTCAAGCGGAAGCCATACGACACCGACCTGCTGCCCGAAGGTCACCCACTGTCAAGCAAAGACAAGGGCGACAAGGCTGCACTTGAGAACTTCCCTGACGTATACACCACGCCAGAGGAAGCCGAGAGCCGTGCCGAGGTACTTGGCTGCGATGGCATCCACGAACACCCCGGCGATGCGTATGGCTTTGACGGCGTGATATACATGCCATGCTCGTCGCATCGTGACTACGAAGCAGCTATTAAGGATCAGCAGAAGAAGTATGAAGACATCGACTTTACGCCGCCTGCTGACGTTCAGGAAGAAGCACAGCGTGGCTTGGACTGGCGAGCCGAGCATGGACGCGGCGGCACAGAAGTCGGCGTGGCCCGTGCGCGTGACCTGAGCAACGGCGTGTCTGTCTCACCTGAGACGATCCGCAGAATGGTCAACTTCTTCACACGGCATGAGGTTGACAAAGAAGCAGAAGGCTTTGAGCGTGGTGAGGACGGCTACCCGTCAGCCGGTCGCATTGCGTGGGCGTTGTGGGGCGGCGATGCCGGGCAACGATGGGCCAACTCGATTCGTGATCGCATGGACGCAGAAGACGAACGCGGAGAGAAGGTGACGCGGAGAGAAGGAGAGAGCCTAGACAACTGCGTTGCACGCGGTATTGAGAAGTTGCTGTCAGAAGGGTACGAGCGTGACCAAGCGGTTGCGATTGCCTACCGTCAGTGCGGCACTGCCACCAAACGTGCGGTTGCCTTCTTGACCGGTATGGAGCCGGAGATGCAGAAGAAGGCGTTTGACGGGCCAAGCAAAGAAGACTGGCCCGAACGTACCAAGGAAGCCCGCAAGGCTATTGAAGACGTTGAAGACTACGAGCCAGAACCAGCAAGCGAAGACATCCGTGCAGGCGAACCAGCCAACCCAGCACGCCGGATCCAAACCAACTTGGTGCGGGTGCTTGAAGACCAGAAGCGCGAGATCATCAACGCACTGCTAGGCGAGAAGGGCGGCAAGAAGCAGTTTGGGCCATCTGACCTGCTGAACCTGTTGACCTCTCTCGGTGCATTTGAGATCCGCTATCAAGAGGCTGTGGCTGGGCCAATGGCTGAGGCAACCGCATCGGGTAGCACCTTCGGCACAAACGAGGTCGGCGTTGCTGGATCGTTTGACGTAGAGAATCCAAAGGTCGCAGAGTTTGCTGCAACGTATTCAGATCAGTTTGCCTCTGAGGCATCTGCGGCTTCTCTGCGTAGGGCGCGCACCATCATTGCTCGCGGCCTTGAGGAGCGACGTAGCGTTCAAGAGATTGCTGATCAGATCAGCCAAGACTACGCCTTCAGCCCTGAGCGGGCGACCGTGGTGGCACGCACCGAGACTGCCCGCGCGTTCGTGGAAGGCGAGCGGCTTGGGTGGGAGGAGTCTGGTGTGGTTCGCGGCAAGCAGTGGCAACTCGCCGCAGGTGCTTGCCCGTTCTGTCGTGAGACTGCACGCAAGGGAACGTCAAAGGTCTTTGGCCTGAACGAACCATTCTGGAAGAACGGTGACACCATCTCCGCTGGAGGCGGCACCTATTCCGTCCGATATGGCGATGTGCAAGGTGCGCCACTTCACCCCAACTGCCGGTGCGACATC